AAGTATCAAGACAATTATGTCTGGATTCCGGCTTGTGGACATATCGCTGGTCTCTGTGCGAATACGGACGAAGTGGCCGATGCCTGGTTCTCTCCGGCCGGCTTTAATCGTGGCGGTCTTCGTGGTGTGACCAAGCTCGCCTATAATCCGGATCAATCGCATCGCGATGAGCTCTATCTGGCTTCGATCAATCCGATCGTTGCATTCCCTGGTCAAGGGATTGTGCTCTTTGGCGATAAGACCGCTCAGGCTAAGCCGAGTGCATTTGATCGGATCAATGTTCGTCGCTTGTTCATTGTCCTTGAAAAAGCAATTGCTACGGCCGCAAAATATCAATTGTTTGAGCTCAATGATCGCTTTACGCAAGCAATGTTCCGTAACATGACCGAGCCTTTCCTTCGGGATATTCAAGGCCGTCGTGGTATCACGGACTTCTTGGTCGTATGTGATTCCACCAACAATACTCCTGAGGTGATTGACACCAATCGGTTTGTGGCGGATATATACATCAAACCGGCTCGTTCGATTAACTTTATCACTCTGAATTTCATTGCGACTCGCACTGGTGTGAGTTTCACAGAGATTGCAGGTGCAAGTAATGCACAATAAACCTATAAATAAACAAAAGAAAATAGGAGAAAAAATATATGGCAATCTTAGGAATTGATAATTTTAAGTCTAAGCTGGTTGACGGCGGCGCACGTGCGAATTTGTTTGAATGTCAGATTCAATCCCCTCCAATTCTTGGAGGCGGTGAGATTGATTTCGAAACAACCGCATTCATGATCCGCGCGGCTTCTCTTCCCGGTTCTACGCTGGGATCCATTGAAGTTCCGTTCCGTGGTCGTAAACTGAAAATTGCAGGCGATCGTTCGTATGCATCATGGACCATTACGGTTCTGAATGATACGCGCATGCCGGTTCGCAATTTCTTCGAAGCTTGGGTTGCTGGAATCAGCGCCAATGCATTGAATGTCGGTGCGACCAATCCTTCGGATTATATGGCGGATATGTTGGTGCATCAGTTGCATCGTGATGGTTCGATCACCAAGTCTTATAAGTTGGTTGGTGCTTGGCCTAAAGTCATATCTCAGATCGATCTGAGTGCGGAGACAACTGATCAGATTCAGACCTTTACGGTTGAATTGGAATATCAGTATTGGCTGCCCGAAACGGCCGGTTTCGAGTAATCGTTAAGTTCTCAAGAGGGAATGGTCGTTGTGGCCATTCCCTCTTTTTTTGCGGATAAATACATCATATGCGACTATTTGGATATAATATCACTCGAGAGATTGAAAAGAATCAGTCTAAAATTTCACGTGATAATGGCTTTATGGATTCGAATAAGGGATTGTTGCCGGTACCAGCAAAGGCATTAGAATCCAAATCATTTGTTCCCAAGGAAGCTGAAGATGGATCGACGGTCATTTCTGCAGGTGGATATTTCGGACAGTATATCGACATCGATGGTACTACGGTAGCCTCTGATCAGGATCTGATTCTGAAGTATCGCAATGCGGCTCAGCAGCCAGAATGCGATATGGCCATCAATTACATCATCGATGAGGCTATTATTTCCGGTGAAATGGGTTCTCCAGTATCATTGATGATGAATGATCTTGAATACTCCGATGATGTCAAAAATGCTATTCAGAAAGAATTTGATGAAGTTATTCGGCTCCTCGATTTTTCTCGTCAATGCTCTGATATCTTTCGCCGTTGGTATGTCGATGGCCGTTTGTATTATCATGTGATTGTCGATGATCAGAATCCTGGAAATGGTATTCAGGAACTTCGATATATTGATTCGATCAAGATGCGTAAGATCCGCGAGGTCGACACCAAGATTGATGCGGAAACTGGCGTGAAGCTTATCACGACCAAAGCGGAGTATTTTGTCTATAACGAGAATCAGATTGCGGGGCAGTTGGTTCAGACCGTGAATACCGGTGATTCTGTCACGGGGCTCAAGATCGATCCTTCTGCGGTCTGTTATGTTCCATCTGGTCTGATGGATTCGACACATAAGCGCATCATCTCTCATCTTCATAAAGCTTTGAAGCCTGTGAATCAGCTTCGCATGATGGAAGATTCATTGGTCATCTATCGTATTTCTCGTGCTCCAGAACGGCGTATTTTCTATATCGACGTGGGAAATCTGCCAAAGGCAAAGGCCGAGCAATACATGCAAGAGATCATGTCGAAATACCGCAATAAGATGGTCTATGATGCATCTTCTGGTGCGGTCCGCGATGATCGTCGGCATATGTCGATGCTTGAAGACTTCTGGCTTCCACGCCGCGATGGCGGCAAAGGTACGGAAATCACGACTCTTCCGGCCGGTGAGAACCTTGGTCAGATCGAGGATATTCTTTTCTTCAAGAAGAATCTGTATCGTTCCATGAACGTGCCGCTCTCTCGCTTTGATTCGAATACGTCTCTTTGGACGGCTGGCAAATCGACAGAGATTAATCGTGAAGAAGTAGCATTTCAACGATTCATTGATCGTCTGCGTCGCCGTTTTGCATCATTGTTCTTTGATCTTCTGAAGACTCAATTGCTTTTGAAGGGAATCATTGTTGAGGAAGATTGGAATAAGATCAAGGAAAAGCTTTCGATCGACTATAAGCGAGATAACTATTTTTCAGAGCTTAAAGATTTTGAGATTATGAATTCTCGCATGGAAATGCTTGGAAAGATAGGGGAATTCATTGGACGGTATTATTCTGAAAAATGGATTCGGAATAACATTCTTAGGCAATCCGATGATGAGATTGATAAGATGGATCTTGAGATTGCCCAGGAAAAAGCCAAGGGAGATATCGCGGCTGATGCTGGTGATAATGTAGCTCAAGGCGGTGGAGATACCGGTGTTGATATGACCGGTGGTGCAACGGCTGGCGCAGAAGCTGGCGCTCCTGGAGTCGATCTAAGTGGCTTGGAAGGTGGCGGCGAAGCTGTACCAGCTCAGCCTGAAGCAGAAGTTCCGGTCGAAGAACCACCGGCTCCTGAGCAGCCTCCGATCGCATGAAAAAAATAAATTGTATAAATAAACATTAAGATATGAATAAACATGCCGAAACGTTTGTGCATGCCGTAATTGCCGGTCAAAATGAACAGGCTACAGAAGCCTTTCATAAGGGTTTGGCCGAGAAAGCAGTCGCGGCTCTAGAGGTTCGTAAACTGGCATTGGTCGATCAAGTATTTAATAAGACTGCGGCTAAGTCTGAATAATATGAAATTGATATGCGAGTATAATGAGAGTGGCTTGTCCCCTCTTATCGAAAATACTGGAAACGAGAAGAAGTACTTCTTGGAAGGTGTTTTTCTGCAAGCCGAAAAACAAAATCGGAATAATCGCATCTATCCTCGCGCGGTTCTTCAAGATGCTGTAAGCCGATTTGTAGCCGAGCAGGTTACTACTGGCCGAGCGGTCGGCGAGCTAAATCATCCGGATGGTCCGACCATCAATCTGGATAAAGTGAGCCATCGTATCACGGAGCTTAAATGGAATGGTAATGATGTCCATGGCAAGGCTTTGATTCTTAATACGCCAATGGGACAAATTGTCAAAGGTCTGCTTGATGGTGGTGTCAAGCTTGGTGTTTCGAGCCGCGGTATGGGTTCCGTTGAATCCCGCGGTGGTAAGACATATGTCAAGCCGGATTATAGTCTGGCTACGGTTGATATTGTGCAAGATCCATCGGCGCCTTCTGCTTTTGTTGAAGGTATCATGGAATCGGTTGATTGGGTCTTTAATGGTAAGACCTATGTTGCCAATAAGGTGGATAAAATGAATGAACAGCTTAAACGAGCTCGTTCAACTAAATCCAAAGAATTTTACGCTGAAGCACAGGTTAAAGCCTTTGCGGAGTTCCTTAAGGACATCAGCGTGTAACAATCTCTCTCGGCGTTAGTCGAGGAGTTATCGGTATGGGTACTTGATTCAAACCTGTTTGTTTGAGACAAGATTGAATATAATGAGACAGAGGTTCGTAAATAGGACTTCCTCTCCCAAATAAAAAAGTAAAAATGCTCAAAAAGCAAACAACTAAAAAAGAAACGACCGTTGTCGAAGACAAGATCGTTAAAGGTGAACAGGGCGAAGGTGTCGCTGAAGTCGATAAAGCCATTGCGGCTGCCCCCAAGGCTAAGGCTCCGGTTGCGCATGCTCCTGGTCCCATCACGGAAGAGGATCCTGAACCGGTTAAAGGTAAGGAAGATGAACTCGAAGTGAAGCCTGAATCTGAAGACGAAACCGATACGACTATCGAATTCGGTGACGACAAAGAAGAGAATGGCGACGAAGAGAGCACTTCTGAAACCGATAAGAAAGACGATGATTCGAAGGAATGCGAATCGGAAGATGAATCGGAAGATGAATCGGAAGATGAATCGGAAGATGAATCGGAAGATGAGCAGGACAATGATGAATCGTCCGAAGAAGAAACCGAAGAAGAAAACAACGAAGAAACCGAAGAAGAAGTTGACATGGAAGAAGACGTCAATGCGCTGATGAACGGCGAAGCCAACCTCACGGAAGGTTTCAAGTCCAAGGCCAAGACGATCTTCGAAGCGGCCGTTAAGAGCAAGCTCCGCGCGGCTCGTAAAGAACTCCATGAAGGCTATCAGAAAAAACTTAACGAGAAGGCTGAAGAGATTCTCGGCAAAGTCACCGAACAGGTCGACTCGTACTTGATGTATGTGGTTGAATCCTGGATGAAGGAAAATCAAGTCGCGGTCGACTCGGCCCTTCGTACGGAGATTGCCGAAAGCTTCATTACTTCCTTGAAGAACGTGTTTGCCGAGAATTATATCGAAGTTCCCAAGGCTGATAAAAACCTTGTTGAATCTTTGAATTCTCGGATCGTCGAACTTCAAGAACAAGTTAAGAAATCTTCGGCCTTGAATGAGAACATCAAGAAAGACAATGAAAAGCTGCTGCGCACCAACATTTTGACCGAAGCGTCAAAGGGATTGGCTGTCACTCAGGCTTCTCGTCTGAAAGATCTCACTAAAGACGTTGCGTTCGAATCGGCAGAAGCTTTCTCCAAGAAAGTTTATACGATCAAAGAATCGTATTTCTCTGGAAAAGCACCTCAGTCTAATCAAGCCGCTTCTATCGTGAAGTCGGCCGTGAAACCGCAGAAAATCGTTAATTCTGGCACGAATGTCATCATTGAAGGTCAAGAAGATCCTCATACAAACGTGTCGGATGAAATGAAACGTTATCTTAGCGCCATCTCTCGCGTTGAGCGTAACAATCCTAATCGTAAATGAGAGAATCAAGAAACCATAACCAATAACTAAAGAAAAGTATGTTTAATACCGAACAGTCCGAACAAAAGTGGGCAGCGGTGCTCGACCATGCGGAAGCTCCTGCATTCAAGGATAACTACCGCCGGTCCGTCACGGCCGCGTTGCTCGAAAACCAGCAGAAGGCTCTCAAAGAAGAGCGCTCGATGCTCGCCGAAGCCGATCTTGGCACCGGTGCAATCCAAAACTTCGATCCGATCCTGATCAGCCTCGTGCGCCGCGCGATGCCGAATCTGATCGCGTATGACATCGCCGGCGTGCAGCCGATGAGCGGTCCTACCGGTCTGATCTTCGCGCTCAAGCCTAAGTTCACTACGGCCGATGGCGCTGCGGCGGTCAATGATGACGCCCTCTACGGTGGCGTTGAAGGTACGACTCAGTCGTCTCCGGCGTTCCCGACCGGCACGACTACCAGCGCCTCTTATATCACGGCGACTCCCTCGGTTCAAACGGTTACCGGCGGTCAGGTTCTGACCATCTCGACCTCCAGCCTGCAAGTTGGTGACTTGGTCATCGGTCAGAGCTTCGTTCCTGGCACTCGTATCTCCTCGATCGGTTCCGGCACGGTTACGGTTGACACG